TTCTTACTAACTGTAATCGACCCAAGTTTTAAAGCTTTTTGAAGTTCGATTAAATTTGCTTGTAGCCCATCAGCTACTAGTGTAATATTTTCAGGATACACATATTCTGACGGATCGATTGTTTTTAAATGAAACTTTGACTTGCCGGCCTTAACTCTTAGCTTATTGTCGTCAGTAGTTTCAATAACTACAGTTTCCGAGTCAATCTTGGAAATAAGCTTTGTAAAATCTTTACCGTCAACCGAAGTAACTCCTGTTTCTAAAACATCGTTACAGGGTATATTCTTTTCCAAATAAGTAACTGAGTCCCCTGCTAAGATCTTTACGTTGTCCTCTGTAGCCTCGATTAAAAAGTTTTTCAATGATGGAATGATGTCCTTTGTGGACACTGCCTTTACAGCCTTATTGCATACTGCTTGAAGTAAGACAGTATTAATTTCGAATTTCATTATCTTGTTTCCTCCTTTATTTTTGATATATATACTATATACTAAGAATTATAAATAATAATAAAGTGAATTAAAAAAACTTCTCACATACGCTTGTTTACAGCATTTTTATTTATTACTGGTGTAATAAACTTAAACTAGTAATAACTACGACGCTACAAACATGCCGTATTACGCTTCATATCTAAAACAAATTTCCTTGATACACTTTCTTAGACTCCTTCTCCCAATATTTATTTACTTCGTCTTCAAGCCATGTGTAATAATGGGTATTTAATCTCGCCCGGTCCTTCCATTCGTTTATAAGCCCTTCTATAGTAAAACCTTTCGACCTTACGTATTCTTCAAATTCTTTTTTATGGACCGGATCCATTGAAAAGTAATTTGTGTTGTCCCCAACTTCAGCTACTTCTTTAGCCCTATCGCTTATAACAACTGATCCAAAAGGTGTTTTAACACTGCCATTAGCCGCAGAAATCATCCAGCTTGCACTATCGACACTATCAAAAGGTATTTTGTATAGAAGCTTTTCTGCAGACATAGCAAATCCATGTACTTTAGATTTGTGTTTGTGTGCTATTTCAATCATTTGATTATAAAAACTTACTGGGTCGTCTCGGTGCCTTGTCTGACCCTCTATTCCTACATAATCAAACTTTTGACAATCTTCTTCCCACCAGTCTATACCTCTCGGAATATGCCATACTGGACGTATATCAACACCTTCATCTCGCATACGTTCAAACATATAACGTGTCTTTCTCGTCCCTATAATGTAATCAACATCCACTTCGACTATTATATCAAAATAATGTCCAAACTCCTGTATAAACTCCAAGTAATCCAAACAATATTTTAATAGGGCTGTAGTGTTTAATTCGCTTTTGTCTTTGTTTGTACGCCCCGGAATGCATCCATGGGCATTTTGAAAACTAAATGCTCCTGAATCTAAGAACAGTGTGCGTTCCTTATCAATACCAAACCTTCTTTGCAATCCATACTTTGCATCCTCTAAGAATGGAACAAGCTTATCACCCATTTTGCGTAAATAATAAAAAGAACAGAGCCAATTTTCAGTTTGAGTATCTTTTAAAGCTCGTGCATTAATTTCTGCACTAGCAAAAAACATTTTAAACCCCATCTAAAATCCTCCCTTAGATGTATTTCATTACTAATATCATTTTATTTACGGCCCGGCTCCATTGTTGTAAATCAGGATATTCTGGAATCTCTGTTCTTTGCATAAAGTCCCTAAGCATTTCTTCTACTTTTTTATCATCGTCGTACCTGTATTGCTTAGGCACAGTTTCTCTATAACTTAACCTATTTGGGACTATGACATAATTTCCTAATGCCATAGCTTCCAATGTTGAGAATCCAAAAGTCTCCTGATCCGCATAGCTTATCATAACCTTCGATCTTGATAACAGTTTAAAATACTCATCCCTACTTTTCGTTACTTCTATAGTTTTTATAAATTTCCAATCTGGAAAATCTTTTTTCAATTTTTTAGCCAGGCGGTCAAATCTCTTTGGGTTCTTCTCTGGGGCAATTCTATGTGGAAATACTATAATATTTTCTTTTTCAGTAACTGGGTACTTTTCACGTAACAAATCGGAATAGAATGGAATTCCCGTCACGACAATTTTACTAGAGTCAAAGTTACCGGAGTTAAACACTATTAAATCTTTGTGAAATTTAGTAGCTACAAAGATTATATCAATATCCTGCAACCAACCTAGTTCAATATATTGCCCCCACTGACGCATACCGTACCTGCAAGTAAAATCAAACGGATCCCATGTTCCAGCATGTAGTATGCCAGCTATTTTAAATTTCAGGCCCATTACGTTACGCACGTAAAAAAGGCTCTCTATCCCAGGGCACCAAAGATCTGCAAAAAATATTACATCGTCGTCTTTTACTTCGCCGGCTTTGATAAGCTTCATTAATTCAGTAAGCTGATTAAACTTGTAGACGTGTGTGCCTGTTGCATCCAGCACATCTCCGTCTTCGATTTTACGTAACGTAGTGTCTCCTATAGTTACAAAATCAATTTTCTCTTGTTTAAACTCTGTCTCAAACTGCTCTACCCAATCTGCTGTGTAGCGGTTTGAGTAACGCTCAATTGGAATATGAAATATTTTCATTTAATCCACCCCCAGTTTTTCATCATAAAGTAATTTATCGCCTTCGAATAGACCATCATTTAATGTTATTAAAGAGGTCCATTCCATATCTTCTCTCTCTGCTGTGTATACCGCTGAAGTCATATCATCCATTTTAATAACATCCCAGTCTCGCAAGCATTTAAACGCCCTGTTTTCCACCCGAACAATAATCTGATCAATGTAATTAAGATTTAAGCCCTTTAAAAGATCATTCATCTCATTAACTGAAACTTCCATAATGATTGCAATGTTATACTGGTCACATACTTGTCTTATTCTTGCAAGCTGAGTATCAGTTAATTTTGTATTTGTCCGGCCGGCCCCTAAATACAGCCTTTCGGGACAGTGTTTTTTCATAAGCCTTGTTATAACTGCTGTATTAATCTTTCTTCCACAAACAAATAGTGTCTTAACTCCTTTCTGCTTGCCCTCCATCTCCGGCCCTATCCAAACTCTCAATGTAATTCACGTCCCTTCTCTTCTTCGTCAGTTAACCATTCTCCGCCATCAGCAAATTGCATCTTAGCACACCCTTTGCACAAGCTACATGGTTTATTTTGTATGGCGGCAATATTGTCAACTGTTCCTAAAGCATACTTCCCATTGTAATCCATACAGCAAGGAATAACTCTTCCATCGCAAGTAACCACAACATAATTGTCACGTAAAAAATAGCACTCGTTAGATTTATCTAACAAACTTTCTCCCTCTACTGCTCCTGCCCAATTATCAAATGTCTTGTTTTCCAAGACTACATTGTAGTCTTTAAACATACTGAGATCATTGCCCTGTACTGTATGAATACGAATTTCTGTAGCATAATAGTCGGCTAGTTCTATAAACTCTTTTATGCCGTCTATATAACCTTCCTTTTTATAAAAAAAATCAACAGCTATTCTTAATCTTGTGAGACCGGCGTCTAATACACGTTTTCCAACCTTTGGAAGCAAGAGTCCGTTAGTACTAAGTTCAGTTCTGATGTCTCTTATTTTGAAGAGACCGATTATAGAATCTATTGATGGGTGCATTAACGGTTCTCCCATATGGTGTAATGCTATATACTCTTGCCCAATAGCTCTCATATATCTAATTACTTTAACTACTGTGTCCACATCAACATATTTTTTCTCTCTAGTCATTTTACTGTGTGGGCACCATGGGCATGCACTGTTGCAATAGTTAGTTGTTTCTAATGCATAAATTCTTGGATAATCCATTTTCACTGCCCTCCCCTTATATTTCTTTTATATATGCTCCGTTTTCCCCGTCCTCAAATACCTTTACATTAACATATCTTTCTGTTTTGCCCATGTTGTTGTAATAAGGATACGTTTTCTTTATAAATGATTGAATTTTACAAGCAATCATCTCACATGAGCCTGAATTAATGTCTTTAAATGATGCTAAGAACTCATCAAGTTTTCTTTTAACTATTATAAACTCTAACTCTCTGTCATCATGAAAAACTTCAATTTCTGCTTCAACATGAAACATATGCCTGTGAGAATTTTTTAAAAAAGCTACTTCCTCTGGAGCATTTGGATAACAATGCATTCCTTCAAATTGAGTTTTAACAATAATAAATGTCTTGTTCATAATATCACTCCTTGATTAAAGATAAAAATTCCATTCTTGTAGATTGGTCGTCTTTAAATGCTCCTCTAGCCGCACTTGTTACAGTATTTGAACCTGGCTTCTTTACACCTCGCATCGACATACATAAATGTTCAGCTTGTATAACTACAATCACTCCAACAGGTTCTAGCATACTAACTAAACAATCTGCTACCTCTTTAGTAATCCTTTCTTGAATCTGAGGACGCTTTGCAATAGCTTCAACAAGCCTAGCGATTTTTGAAAGACCTATTACTTTTTTATTAGGAATGTACCCAACATGAGCCTTTCCAAAAAACGGCACTAGATGATGCTCGCAAGTGCTGTAAAACGGAATATCACGAACAATAACCATGTCTCCAAACTTTTGATTACCTTCTTTATCTTTTTCAGTAAATGTTTTACTTAGCTCACTTATGATTTCGTCGTTTGTCTTTCCTACACTAGCAAACATCTCTTCATACATTTTTGCTACTCTTTTAGGAGTTTCTTTTAATCCTTCCCTCTCTGGGTCTTCCCCCAATGACTTTAATACCGTATACATTGCTTTTTCTATGTTTTCCCTATTCACTTGTTCTTCCTCCTTTTGTTGTGGGGTGAATTTACACCCAACGTTCATTTGGTTTCCATATTACCTTGTGCAATTGAATTCCTAAGCGAATATTTAAGTAGTCATTTTGTTTTATAAATTCTGCAAGCTTTTGTAAATCTGCTCCAAAAACTGGGTGCATAAAAATCTGTGCTTTAACTTGGTGTTCAATTAAAACCTTTTTCACAAAAGCTAAATCCACTTCGTCCGCAACTACAAATTTCAAAACATCCTTTTCCCTAAGATCTGATAAATATGGTACAACTTCGTCGTATCCACTACATGGACATTTTTGATCCGCTGTAATAAATACATTTTCCATGTGCATTAATACGTCTAATGGAGTTATAGTTCCATTAGTCTCTATGTTTACTTCGATGTCCGGTTTAAGATGTGTCATATATTTTATCATGCGAGTTATATAGATTCGATATAATAAAGGTTCTCCGCCTGTAATTGTTACGTTTTCGCACTTATATTTCATTACCTCTGAAACTATTTCATCAATATCCATCCAAAATATTTCAGGAGAATTAAGATCAAATGCATATTTTGTGTCACAGTATTTACATCTAAGATTACATCCAGCAAGTCTTATAAATACTGTTGGAAATCCAGCCCTTTTACCTTCACCTTCAATACTATAAAAAATTTCTACTACTGGAAGCTTTCCATCATGTTTTTCTAAAGCATTATCGATTTCTTTGTAAATATTACTCATTAGTACCTGCCTCCCTTACCATGTCAGCTGTAAGCTCTGCATAACTACTTTCTGTTTCCCAAAGTCTGATACGATATAGTTCAACATTATCGTAATGATAAAATGCAAGTCTATCTTCAATAGCATACCAAAAAGCTACTATCATACTTTCACATGTAGTGTTTCCTTCAGTTGCATAAACGTTAGGCATAATTTCATTTAAGTTCTGATGATCTACTTTATCAATAACTGCCTCCTTAACAAGAGCTTTTAAAATTTTAAAGTCTATTAACAAATTCTTATCGTTTGGAATTCCTTTAACAGTAACTTCCATTTTATAACTATGTCCGTGCATTCTTTCACACTCGCCTATATAGTCTACTAATCTATGACAGGCTTCAAATGTAAATCTTTTTGTTACTGTAACTGGCACTTTATTTATCATACTAATCCTCCTAAAACTTATTAATTGTTTTGTGTATATATACTAAAAAACAGTGGATTTATAAAGTGATTGTCGAAATACATCCACTGTTTTTTTTATATTTGGACCTGAATGGATCCTATTCAAATTTTAACTTCCACGAGTCATCTCCGTTCCAGCAAGTAGGAAAAACTTCGCAGTCACATTTAATTGGCATTTTAGTTCCAATCAAGCTAGCCGCATTGATCATTAAGTCTCTTATTCTTTTACCAGCCTCATATATTCTGTCATTTGGAACTTCAACAACAACTTCATCGTGTATAGTTAATACAAGATGACAATCGTTTTTGTTTAACCAATCGTCCCTACAAATATCTCGCATAGCTATCTTTGTAATATCTGCTGAGCTCCCTTGACTAACATCATTAGGATTTCTCCTACACATAATTATGTGCGATGTTTGGACTATATCTTTTCACTAAGTAGTGAAACGAACCGCTTCGGGTAGTAACTCATCCTCTACCCTACGTCCTTACGGACTAGTCTCTACACCTTACTTATACTTGAACGTGTTTCCAATTTTGACCGTAATATAGTGTATTCAAGTATAAGTCTTGGCACGGTATTACCAGCTATCCATTTCTGGACCTTAGGTTCTCTTAGAGAGCTACTTCGTCTATGGACTATGGGATATTATCTCCTTGTAAGGCTTCAATATCCAGTCTTATTCAGCTCTTACCGTTAGCACGGCAATTATGCCGCACACCCCTGAGTAATAGGGTTCAGTTCGTATCGACCCATGTTGATCGAAGCATTTACTGCCTGACGTTGTGCCTCAGCTCTTTTAAATTCGTCCGGACTATTTAAGTTTACTAATCGTCTGCGTCTGCCGTAAATAGTTGTGACATACCCAAGCAATGTTCCCATTCTAATAGTTTCATCGATATACTTCTTAATGTTTGGATACTGCTGGAAGAAGTTGTCTATAAATTGTTCTGCCTGTTGTGTGTTTAGACCAATTTGTTCTCCAATTGATTTAGCCTGGCGTCCATACATTAAACCAAGCAAAAGACTCTTAACACTACTTCTTCTACGTTTTGCCTCTTCTCCGTTTTTCTCCAAACAATCTTCGTACGGCACATTATAAACTGATGAAGCCATTAAACTATATAAATCTTTTCCAGTATTATAAGCATCCAACATAACAGGGTCATCACTTCTATATGCTAGTATACGTGGTTCTATCTGACTGTAGTCTGCACTTATCCAAACATATCCGGGTCTGGGAACAAACATATTTCTTATACGGGAATCATCTTTTCCTGTGTCTTTGTTAAACCCCGATGGAATATTTTGTAAATTCGGCTCTGCACTGCTATAGCGTCCTGTTCTTGCTCCGTGACTAAAGAATCTTCCTCTTAATGCATTATCTTTCTTACTTCTTTGGGGCGGTAATGCATTAATATAAGTGTTCAAGAGTTTTCCAACGCTTCGGTAAGTCAACAGTTTCTTTAAAATACTATAATGAGGATACTTTTGGACAAGTTTTTTAATAATATCTTCTCCAGTACCTCTTGGTTTTTTTCTGTCAACTGATTGACACCCCATTTTGTCGTAGATAATAGTTTTTAGTTGTTCGGGCGAATTATAATTAATTCCCTTCAAGCCAAAGTTTACAAAGAAATAATTGTCTAATTCTGATTTTAACGAGTCGATAAGTTCTGTATACTCGTCACGCAACGATGAGGTTATTTCGTCACTAAGTAACACGCCCCGGTACTGCATTTTATTAACTACTTCTAATTGAGGAGCTTCTACCTCAATGTAGTGCTGTAACATTTTTTTGTACTCGGGGGCAGACAATATTTTCTTTTGTGCTTCATACACTTCATATGTCATTCTAGCATCCTTGCATCCATACACATATGCTAAATCAAGTGGTACAAATGCAAAAGATAGGTTTTTTCCAAACAAATCTTCATAAGTGTCTTGGCTACCTTCCTCCTGAAGTACAAACTCAGAATATAGCTTCTTTAAACTATTTCCACTTACTCTGTTTTCGTCAATTGCATTCATAAACAATAAAGTATCCCAATACTGACCTCTTACGAATATTCCAGTATTAAAAGCTAATACTTGATTATCACACGAGTTATATTGATGAGTTATCTTCTTTATTTTTGGAGACTCAAACACCTCGCCTGCCACTTCAATAAACTCTTTATAAGTTAACTGATTTTCGTGTATATTCCTATTACTGTCGCAGTGTAAAAAAGGAACATAAAAACTAGAATCTTCGTCATAGTTAAAGAAAGAAAGCCCCACAAGATTTGCGTCTTCGTACTTTAAGTTATCAAACTCTGTATCCCAAGAAAAAATACCAAGCTCTTTTATTTTTTTAATCTCTTTCCAGAGCTCGTCTTTTGTACGAAGCATCCGATCGTTTGGGTGGGGTTTAAATTTGCCCTGCTTTACTAAGGACTCAACTAATAGAATTTGTTGCCTTAGGAGTGCTGTTGATTGAATAGCTACTGATGGAGTATACTTTGGTGCAGTATTAACTTTATTTAAAGCACTTACTAAGTTGGTTTGCACTTCATTTTTATTCTGGGTTGTTCTCTTTGGAAGCATTGAGAATAAATCATTTTGTCGCAATAATCTTCCCTCCTTATTATATTGATTAAGAATGAGCGATGCTCATTCTTAATCTTAAAACATTCTTGGCGGATTTCCACCCTGTTGAGGAGTATAGTTTCTATTTGGACTCTTATTACCGCCGCCCGGCCCAAATCTATTTACCGGAGGAGATATTTTTCCAGCAGTTATAAGTTCTTTTAATTCGTCTGCAGTTTTTAATAAAAGAAATCCTATATCAGTAAGAGATTCTCTTTTAGCTTGTTCTGGCATGTTAGGTTCCGGTATTGGAAAGAATTGATATGTGGTGTTAGTGTCTCCCCTCTTTCCGTGTCTAACTATCTCGTAGTAAACACTATTAAGGTTTCCATACCTTGCAATAAACCCGAGAATATTTGGAATTTCTCCTTTCCCTCTATCCCAAATTTTTCTCTTACCGTCACGCAAATCTTCCAACGTAAGGAATAATCTCATCTGAGGCCTAAATCCATTTTCACACAATGGGCAGGGTATATTTTTAGGCCCTAGGCAGAGAATATACTTTTCCTTACCCTCCAACAAAACTTTGTGAACAACAAAAGTATCAAGATCCTGATCGTCTGTATGACAGAATCTCACTTTTGCACTTTCACCGTCATCTTTTAAACTGAAAAAATCTGCATTTGATGAACTATACTTGTCCATCGCATTTTTAATGTCTTGTACACCTGTAATTCTGAATTCATTTAAATTCATAGTTTTCTCTCCTTTTCATATTTATTTATTTAGTGTTTAGTATATTAGTATATACACTAAAAATAAAGAATTTATATAGCGATTGTCGACTAATTCCATACAAATTCTACTTGAAACTAATATTTGTACCGTCTCCGGCGAAACACTTTTTCTTTATTCTTTCTAAAATAAGCGGCACTGCTGATGCTGTAACATGTAGTTCTTTAGCTATTTCTGCGTAAGTTAACTTATGTGGCTCCTTTAGGATCATCTCACAAACTTTATATTCTCTCTCCCATTGACCCTCCACTCGTTGCTTTGACTTAATTAAAGTTTTTTTAAGCTGATCCAATAAAACTTTAGTCTCAACTTCATCGTACCCAGTTTCCTCATGCCCTACAAAATAAGTTAACGTATTATTTTCTGTTTCTTGATTAGCGTACTCGTAATCTAAGCTAAGAGTTGTTTGAGAATATACTTTTTTATGAAGTGTTTTTAATGCATTAAATACACTGGTAGTGTAAAAGGTAATAAATTTTACCCCATAACTAGAGTCGTAGTTTTTAAGACACTTTAATAGTATGTCTTCACACAAAGCAAAAATTTCAGCTTTGTCCGGATACTTAGTTTTTTGGTACGCAATATAATTCATTGTCCGGGATAATTTGTACAAGATAATGCTTAAAAGATTTTCGTTTTCTGAGATCTGATACTGCTCTACGCAAGCTTGAAGATCGGTTTTGTCAAACCTCTTATTAGTTTCGAAGTACGTTGGATTACTCACTTCACATTGCCCCTTTCGTTTTCTTTGTTTTAGTGTTTAGTGTTTAGTTATTTACGCTATATTAATTATAAACGATTACACAAAGAATTTCTATAGTGGATCTATGAATTTTACTCGATCTAAATCCTCTGGCGTAAAATCATTTGCGTCATTATACATAGAAAAATCTTCCTGATTTGGAATACGAACTCTAAAATCTTTATACGTCTGTTTTATAATCTTCTCTCTAGCTTCCAGCCCAGGAGTATCGAAATCCATCCATATAACTAAATCTCTAATTCCGTATCTTAATAATAATTCTTTTTGTAATATACGTTTTCGAGATCTATCCTCAAATAATATCCTACCAAGTAAACTAACAGCTGGATACCCGTTTTGAAATAAGTAAGCGGCGTTAAACTCTCCTTCAGTAAGTATAACTCCGTATTTTTTATAATTCTCCTCAAGTTTTTTATTCTGACAAGTTCCATTTTCTATCGACCGTATTAATTGTAACACTTGATAGAATCCATATAAGATATGTTGTTTTGGAATTCCACTTTGATTAAGATATTTATTTGTGCCGGGCGGCGGGTCGATAAATCTTTGCTTTACAAAAACTAATCCTCCCTTATGATCTCTAACTGGTATTGTTATTGTATCGCGTGTGGGATTATACCCATATTCATAAAAAAGTATAGTGCTTAATTCAAATTTTCTTTGAAATAAATAATCACAGGTATATCTGTAGTTGTCCAAAATACTTTCATCCATATAAGAATAAGGTAAAGAGTCTTTACACTCCCTATCAAAGTTTAGATGTATAGTAGGCCTCTCTTCAATTGCCATAGTATTATATTTTTGTAGTATATACCTTCTTCCATAATTCCTGTCAGTACTACCAAGGCAATAAGATACAAACTCAAAGAAATCGGCAGTATACCCACAAGTAAAACAATGAACTGTTCCTGCCTGATACTGTTTTCCATTTCTTATTACAGTAGTTTTACTTATCCCACAACTAGGATCTCTCTCCTGTCCATTTTTGTGAATAGGGCAAGTAATTAAAATATCTTTAGTATGATCCTTAATTTTAACATCTTTTAATAAATTTATCCCCTGATTGTGTAACTCCGCTCGAAGATCGAGAACCATAGTATCTATATTAGCTAAAATAACTAGACCATCAATTGTAACCATTGATTAATTCCTTTCTACCGTTGTATACAAAATTTCTTCTAATCCTTTTTCTTTATGCCATACAAAAGTCTGTGAACAAGCTATAGCACCTGTGTATCCAGATTCGAAATGCCAAGCATCGGTAGCTGTAATAGATGACAAATTTCTTATTTTAATACCATTAACTTCTCTCACTTGCTCGCTATGAAGGTGAGCTCCATGCCATTCTCTATATTTAGTTCTTCCCCAAGCCTGAGGTTGTTCTACTTGCATGTTACCTTCAATTCTTTTCTTTTCTTTGTCTAAATGAGTAAACCCAATTAGATTCTTCCCAAACTCAACATACTTACGTGTCATCGGATTTGAATCTACTGTTATGTTTGGGTTATTTCTAAACCACCCCCAAACAAAATGTGTTAAAAAGAATGATGTAAGACTATCGTGATTTCCTGGAACTAGAAATGCAAACACTGGACTTTTTAACTCGTGGTGCAACAAATCTATAGCTTTTACTATAAGCTCTGTTCCTACATAATACATTTTATGCAAACGACCATCGTTATCTTGAATAGTACCTTTTGTTGTAGCTCCTAGCATGTTATCGAAATTAAAAAAATCGTTACCGATAGGAAATATTATTTTCTCCCATTTCCTATCGCGAGTTCTTTGAATTACATCGTAAATAACTTGCATGAAGCGTCGCTCTGCAATTTTCCTGTCGTAATTTTCACCTGTTTCCGGAGCCCAAGCCAGTTTACTAAGATGTAAATCTACTATTGGAACTTCTAACATACGATCGCTTTTTGTATCTACTAGTTTCTTAACATGAGGGCGTTTGTACGTTTTTGCGAAATTCTCGAAATAATCTTCTATGCGGGCGGCGAGTTTTTGCATTGCATAATCCTTTTTACGATACATATCTAACTCTCGTTTCATAGAATCTATTTCTTTTTGTTGTAACGTTAAAAAATATTTTTCTTTCTTTTGCTCCAGAGTAAATTCAGCAAGTTGTTCTGGAGTATAAGTATTCATCTCTTCGTCAGTAAACGGAACATCGTCATGCGTAATTCTAAAAGCAGTTTTTATAACTACAAGATCAGCTCTAGGGATATTTAATTTCCTTGCACATTGATTAAGGGTTAAATAACCAGGCCCGCAGTATAATCGTTTAAACTGAGTTAATTTCTCTTTTGTAATTTTTATAGAACTTCCACCTTTACGATGTATTATATAGTAATCATCGTGTTCTTCAATTGGCGGTATATCTTCCTCAAAACCAAATTTTTCGCCAGAGCATTTACCATACCTGTTTCTAATACCACGAGTAGCTTGAACATACCTACGTACTTCATCAGCTTCCAAATTTAAACCAAATTCCTGGTTTAAAATTTTAGCCATGTCGGTATACTTTAGTCCATTTCGTGTTTTTGATAATTCAATTGCTCGTTCTTTCCAAGACATATTAATAACCCCCAAAATATACACTACTATACAATGTATACAATTCTTGAATTTACAATATATTTACAACAGCCTAAAATAGCCCGTCGTTAAGTTCTTGCGTATCCATTGGCTTAAATATACCAAAGTTTATGTTCCAAGTATAAAAGAATTCCTTACCTTTAGTTCCATACCTATTTTTCTTAATAACTGCCTTTGCTCCATTTGCAATCTGCATAAATGAAATAACACGTGTCGCATTTTGCATAATTGCATCAGATCCAAAAGAGTCTTCTATTTGTGGGCTGGCATTTGGATCTTTCTTTTTTGCATCCGCTGATTTTCTATTAGCTTGATGAACTGTTAAAATCGGTATTTGATACTCTTCCGTAAATCTAGCTAAATCCTCACTTATATTAGCATAACGTATTCTTTCTTCTCGCCCGTTACGATCGTCGCTCATAAGCGACAATTGGTCTAAACCCCATATATCAAAAGCATGCCGATCTTGTAAAACTCTCATTGTATTAACAGAACACTTACCACCTAAGTCTTTTTGAGTAAAAACTCTAAACTCTGGAAGATCCCCTTTTATTAGGGCATTTATATATTCTCGATACTCTTTCATAGTTTTTGGTCCAACTTCGGGTATTTCAAGAGATCCTAAATCGGGATTACCACCAATAAGCTGAGAATTACCAAAATGTTTATACATTGTATCAAACCTAAACCCTAGTAATAAATGACTCATTTCTCCAGAGTAACAACCAACTTTTTTACCTTGTAAAACTGCTTGAATTAAATAGTACATTAACAACCACGATTTTCCTTCGTTAGTACGAGCTAAGACAACTACTAAATCTTCTGGAAGCCATCCATGCAACGTCTCGTCCATTCTTTTATCCCCAGTGCTAATTCCTATAAGCCCATTAACCTCTATACGTTTAATATAATCTTCTAATCTTTCTCCAGCCTGACGAATTAAATCTTTACCGCTCCCAATAGTTTTATTTGCAAATCTAGAAAGTTCTAGCATTGACTGTCTAGTATACTCAATAGCTTCGAAACTATCTACTTTTGATTTTTCAGCACCTTTCTGTAATTCCTCAATAAACATCGAATAACACTTTTGCTCTAAAAGTGTACGATACAAAGTATTTGGTGTTTGGGGTGGTTGGAATAAAGGAAACTCAGGAAACTGTGCTAAAAACGAAACTTTATCTGGAACGCACCCCTTACCGTCTAATAGTTTCGTTTGCTGATAATGATTAATTATATAATTAAACTCTTGCTCGTAACCAGGAAAATATGTTTCGTCAATATTGTATTCGAATACTAACGAGACATCCTCGTAATGAAGCATATAATTTAAAAACTGAACTGCCACAGTATTACTTGCTATTTCTTTCGACATTAGAATTCAAGCCCCCTTTTCGAAATCCCTCGAAATTGTAAAATATACGAGTCTCGAATTCTATCTGTAATCCTATCATGTAAATTCTCGCTAAGAGTTCGCATACTACAATTACTAGTATATATTGTAGCTCGTCTATTACTATATCGCTCGTCTATTATATTTAATAGTCGCTCCCTTACCCATTCAGAAGGTTTTTCCGCTCCTATATCGTCCATAATAAGAAGCGGAACTTCTTCTACTAGCTTCATCTTGTACGCAAAATCTGGAGTCGGGTTATTAAACTGTTGTCGTATCTCTTCTAAAAATTTTGCAGTTTTTATGAAGTAAACTACTGGATCTAAACTCTTAAGAGCTTTAGCTTGTTCTCGTATATATTTCCCTGCTATCATGCAGGCGGCAGTTGTTTTCCCATTGCCTTTATTTTCGCCCCATAGTAATAAGTTATGTCCATTTTCAACCCAATTACTTACATTTCCATCTATTAACTTTTTAATCCACTTCATAGTTTCTATATCCATAGGGTCTATTTTTAATGTTTCGGGTTCGTATTGATATCTTATGGGTATATTACTTTGCAAGTAATATATTTCGAGAATTACTCGGCCCTGGCAAAAATCACCACACTTCTGTGGATACCCTTTGCAATATTTTTCTGCCCAACATTTCAATCATATAACCTCCCTCTCTCTAAAATACAATCTTTGACCATTATAAGCTACTCCTAACTAATGGATTTCTTTGCTTTTACTGCTAGTTTGTCCACCACCTCGTTAAACAAAATTCCATTATGCCCTTTTACATGAATCCAATTTATCTTAATTGGTTCGTTTCGATAAATTGTGTAATGTTCTACAAGTGTTGAAAGCTCTTCCCACAAATCTTTATTTTTTACTTCATTCTGATCTGCAGTTTTCCAACCATTGTACCTCCAAAACAAATACCATTGTTTTATCATTCCGTTTATAACATAAGCACTATCAGAGTAAATATTTATTTCTTTGAATGGCCTAAACTTATCCAGCTTATTTGTAATATCTATATTTTTTAATGCCTGTATAACTGCATTTAATTCCATTCTTTGGTTTGTTGTGGGGGCGGCTGCACCGCTATTAGTAGAAATAAGCATGTTGTTAATAACATAAGCATAAGCCCACCCTCCTGGAGCTTTTTTATTGTGAGGGGAAGATGCTCCATCTGCCCAAATATCTAATCTAAAACTCATATTAACAACCTCCTATAAATCGTCCCAAGTAATAGCATCCTTCATTTGGACCTGAATGGATTCTCTTTGTTTTTCTTCTTCGAGAATCTCTGTAGCCCTTGCATAGTGTTCGCTAAGTTTTTGCCATATCCAATCTGTCCCTATAGCCCAAATTCTAGGGCGTAAATAATTTTCACTTTTAAATAATCTGTCATAATTCTCAATAAAAAACTTAATCATTTCTATTAAAGTATCTGTATCTACTTGAGATAGTCTTCTTTTTATATGAGGTATTTCAATCTTTTTTGATACAACATACGGAGGATCGTTTGGATACACTTGTTTATATATAAACCCAAAATATTTGCATATGTCCATAGGTTTTAAATCTTTATAATTCCCTGCTAGTATTCGTACTACGGGATCGTCGCTATAGTATCCGGGATCCTTTGAATTATTCTGTTTTAATGATTCCGGATCTACTACTTTCCTTCCAGTAGTAATCTTTAAATCATTAAATTCTTCAACTGTATCTTCTTTATCAATTTCAACGTCACCAATTTCTCCTTCAATAACACAACTAGATCTTTTTCCAGTTACTAAGTATTCTAAATCAAATTCTTCTGGTGATGTATAAACCATTCCTTTCGAAGTTTGAACCTTTATTATGTTCAAACCCGATATTTTATTTTTTATTCCAATAGTTCTAGTCGATGCAATTCTTTTCCTATCAGCTTCGCTTAAACCTGGCAAAATATTTAATACGTATATCGAACTCCTGCGGTCTGTTTCCAGTGTGTTATTTCTATAAATAATAGTTACAAAACCTTTTTCAACTAATCTCTTTAAATACACTTGTACTTGTCTTTTTGACAGCCCCATTTCTTCTGCAACTCTATCTAATCCTACATCGCACCAACCTTTTCTTTCCCCGTCTGAATTTAAAAAGTCGTACGAACAAAGTATCTCAAATAATACTTTTTCTTGAGGCTTTAAAGTTCCATTGCGTATAAAAGAATTTGGAAACACGCAACAACTAATTAGTTGTTCGTAATCATTAAGATCAATATTACTTTTAAACATTTATGATCAATCCTCCGCAATAACACTATATTATATACTAAGAATACTATGTAGAATAAAGTGATTTGCGAATAAAACATACAAACCACTTTATTAAGGTTATTATTGTTTCTTTTCTATTACTTGAGCATCGAAACTTTGAATCTGTTTGTTTACTTCATGAACTACTCTGTTCCATGCCATTTCATATATTTCTTCTGTTTTATCATTTGGATTATCAAGCTCTATTTCAGCTCCGGCAGATGCTTTAATCCAGCTATTAGGGCCAGTTGCAACACTAACTCCAAATTCTACTTTTACATTTTTTAACTTGGCTATAATCTCCACCTCCTATTTGTCGTACCTAATTCTCTTGAATACTGGAAATCTTAATGATGGTTTCCCGTCCTTATTTCGAGTAATCTCAAAATATTGTACCTCAATTACTTTATCAAGGATAATATTTGGATCTTTCCAAATCTCAGCTCTTAAAGAATCGTCAAACCCTGATCCTACATCAACTTCGTTTCCTTCAAAATCAACTGTAACACTTCCCAATGTGCCTGTAAACTTACCAGTTCCTTCATTAACACGTAACACTTTTAAATCCAACGTATCAAATTCTTTAATCTTTAACATGTTTGTGGTACGTTTCCTAACGTAGGGAGCGTCAAGTTTTAACATAATCCCTTCCCAGCCTTGCTCCTTAGCATAGTTAAACCATTTTGTCACCTGACTTATATCGTCTCCCCTATACAATTCTTCCTCTTTAACTATATGCGGAAGATCTACTGGAACAAAAAAACTATCATATCTATCAAACAAGCTTAACTTTGATTGACCTGAGTTAAACTCGTCCAAAGAAAGTTTATCAAATATATGATATACTAAATTAGTTTTTGGACCCTGCTTCATTATGAGTTTTTGTGTATCATTAAACGTATCTTTACAAATTAGCTCTCCATCGTAAACTACTGGATATGGGGGCACTGTAAATGCATGAAACTCCCGTTCGATTTCTGGAAACTCAAATAGCTCCAAACCATTCCTTGTAAAAAATCTTGTAGTCATGTCCGGATATAAGATTGTAATAAATCTAAAACCATCGATCTTTCTCTGTAGCTGAAATGGGCCTTTAATTTTGTCCGCATGTTTATTATAAGGGTGAGCCAGCATTACTTCAAAATGCGGTATAAAATTACCCATACTTTCGTTAACAGTCTTTACAGTGCATCCAATTTTTAAGTCCTTAAGAATAAGTCGAGTGTACCAATAATATTCTTCTGAATCACAATTTTGTAAAAAATCATTAACTGCTTTTACATCTTCATTCGAACCGAAAGGATGTTTTACTAAGTCATCAAGAAGTTCAAATATATCCTTTTTATTAGAAGTGCTTCCAAATAAAGAATTTTGTTTTATGCCGGGCGGTGGGTCTTTTTTACGTCCATACTTTTGTATACTCCTACTTCCAATTCCAAAAACCATCCTATTATTCAAAGCATAGTACAAAAACTTTTTTAATAGCTCATTATCTTTGTTGCGATTTAATATTTTCTTTTTCTCATTACGAGAGCTAGTAGCTTCAATTTGTCTTAAAATTTCAAAAACTTTACGCATTTTTAGCCTCCTCAATAAGGGTTAGTCCCTTCGCAGTTCTCCAGATCTGTTGTCCATTGTTCAAACGAACTAAAAATATATCTCCGTCGAGAAATGTATAGCTTTTGTCAATAATAAGACCTTCCCCACGTGGAGTAACAACTTTATCCCCAATTTCAAACGTCATTATTACTTTCCTCCTTTACTATGTTTGTTGTGTATATATATACAAAGAAAATCCGCTGACTTTATAGTGAAAGTGGATTATAATTATAATTCAGTTCCTATTTCTAAAGCAGACAAAAAGTAATCTTTAATTTCATTCCAATTACGAACTCTAAAAAACCTGTTTTCGTTTTTATTATGAGGGGCGTCCATCAATATCTTGCGACCTCTAAATACTTCTAAGTTGTGCGGATTATCGTCGATCATATAGTCTGCGTGTATAATTGACTTATTTTTAACAAAGCAAATATTATCTTCTGAAATACATGGAAAATACTTTCTAATCCATTTATATTTGTCATACATACTCTCAGGATGTGAAGCTGATACTATAAATACGTCGAAGCACTTCGACAATTGACTTACAGCTTCCTGAGCTCCTTCTTTAACAGGTAGATGATAAAAGAACCCAGGCAATTTTAGTATGTCATAAATCTCTTTTCCGCACTTTACGTACTTCCAAATATCCCAAGATAATATATCTTCTTTCGTAAGATCATCATTATAAAAATGATTGTAAAAATTAACCCATGTCTCTAATAAACAATTTAAAGTGTCGTCCAGGTCTAGAACTATTGTTTTAGGGCTTCTCATCTAAATCCATCCCTTCATACATCTTTTTAGCCCTGTACCGTACAGCTTTTAACATATCCTTTTTAAGTTTTTTTATCTCAGCAACTTTCTTTCGCTCCTGAGAAATCTTACCTTTCTTATTAACTTTTTTTCTGTATTCTTTTCTTGCTTGCCGGGCGTTTGTACTAAGATCTTTAGTTAAACTTTCCGCCCGTTTTCCCCATCGTTGTCTAGAGAATTCCGCAATATCTCCATACTCGAGATTATTAGCAAACTCTACAATTTCTGCTATCTGATCTTCAGTCCAACAGCGACTATTCTTTTTTCCTACTCTAATAGGTTTTGGGATAAGCCTAGGCTCTTTTCTTTTCTCAAGTTCTTCTGAATAATTATCCCAAAGCCTAATTGTTTGCACAGATCTTCCTACTATCTTTGATACTGTACTAACCGAGTAATACTCAACTCCGTCAATTACAGTAAATGGCTTAAACAAGGCACGCATTAATCCCATAGTGCATTGCTCCTTATACTAGTTTTATCCGATTTTTTGTGTTTACACAGAATCTTATACTCGCTCCAAGTTTTCCTATGAAAACTTGAAACATGCTGTGGAAGCTCGACTACATAAGCTCCACATAACTCGCATTTTTCAAGCTCCCGTTGTACGTATTTATCGCATTTATCACGATAAATATGTTGTATGAGTTTATTTTTGAGACGGCAAAATTGCTTAGTAATTAAACAATTTCGGCAAGTGTAACAATTTTCTGAAATAATACCAACCGACATTAATGCCACCTCAATAAATTACTGACATCCAAACTACAACAAAGTTTACTTGATTGTTAAATATAGTTTGATTAGCGTCTAAAATAGTCTCTTCAGCTTCACGAGTGTTATTAAACCAAATTGCCTTCTGAATATTAGAGGTTATTAAATAACCTCCATCGCACCTTTTTCCTAAAAACTTATCCTTATCCTTATCCCGATCACATACTTTAATTACGTATTTTCTGATATGCATATTAGCCATCTCCTTTCAATATGACAAACATACGTCCCTCGTCCTTCTTAGAAACGTTAGCGTCAAAATCAAAGTCGGGCAATTCTACCACATAATAATCGTCGAACTCATCGATAACCTTATATATCACAAACTTATTTAATAATATACGTTCAGGAGTCTTACCACATTCGTAAAAATTTACTAACGGTAAACAAAATGTATCCACCATGACTTAATCCTCCATTAGAAATTTAAATAAATCTTCATTATTTCTCCATAATGGAATACCATCTACTACCTTATCTATATACGACTTATCATTTTTAAGTATTTCCTCAACTTTTTCATCAATACTATTTTTTACTACAACTGAAATAATTGTAACATTTCCAGTGGTTCCACGTCTATGAGCTCTGTCTTCAGCTTGTTCATTATCTGTTGGAGACCATGCTTTATTTAGAAATACAACATACTGGGATCTTGTAAGAGTATACCCAGTGCCCATAGCTTGTATAGTTCCCATAATAACATTGCTTTTTTTATTTACCTGAAAATCATCTACAACTTTTTGTTTATCCTCGGTATTTGTTATGTCCCCAGTAAGAAGTAACGGATTATATTCCGTTAGCGTATTTTGAAGTTCATATAATCCGTCTTTAAAGCAACTAAATATAATACACGGCTCATTATTATCAGCTAACTGGTCAACAATTTCCTTAACTGCTTTTGTTTTAACTTTATCTGTAAACTGTCGTAATCGCAGTGTTGCTACAGCTGGGTCTACAACCTTTGTCTCTTCTGCTTCTTGGATGATACCTCTTTTAATTTGTTCGTACTCCTTACGTTGTTCCTTGCTCATTTCAACATAGTATACTTGATGTGTCTTAGGGGGCAACTGCAATATATCTTTTGTTCTTCTAAGTTGAGCTCTATCGAATCTTTCATGAAATTCATCTAAATTTTTATATCCAACAACATCCCATCCACTAAACCCTCCTAACGTGCAGTATCTCTTTACAAATTGCCAGTAACTGGCATCTTCAAATCCCATCCAGTTTAATATACTCCAAGACCTCTCAAGCTTTTTAGTTATAGGAGTTCCTGATAATGCTATTTTATACTTGGCATTTAAACTTCGTAGCCCCTTACCCTGTTGTGACTTATGATTATTCGCCTTATGAAACTCGTCTACTATAATAGCGTCAAACTTACCCAATTCGCACATTTTAGCAATTGTCGTAAGGATTTCATTGTCATTTTCTTTTATGACCTTCCCTGTCCCTCTTTTAGTCTTTTCATTGTTTCTAATAGATTCAATGTTAATAATGGTATAAGTAAACATCCAATACGATGAAAGCTTCTTTAAACGAGTTTCTTTGGACCCATCAACAACTTGACAATTATACCACGAGTGTTTTTTAATTTCCTGTTCCCAATTATATTTAAGTCCATTTACGCCACAGATAACTAAGATATGTTTTACTTGTCCAGTTTTTACTTTGTAATCCATAATATCTATAGCAGACTTTGTTTTTCCAAGCCCAGGCACGTCTGTAATAATTAAGTTATTTCGATGTAACCCAATATTAAAAGCTTCTATTTGATGCCCGTCTGGTTTAGTCTTAAATTCGTAGTCAACTTCACATTTTATATTTTTATAATATTCGAGTAATTCTTCGGCAGTTTTTTTCTTTAAACAAGTAGTATCCTTTAAATTTTCCAAATATTCAACAGCTTCTGGAAAATCATTAAATATAGTTATATTATGTGCCCCAAATGTAGCTACAACTCTATCAATGTCGTTTATTGGCACTTCCCATACTTTATTATGCGGCTCATAATACCTGCAAGGTAACCTCTTTACCTTGTTTACGTATTCTTGGCTAAATTTCTGAAATTTAATAAAACACGCATATTCACCTTTAGTTTTTATGGATGGGTATTTTGCTAGTGAAATCATGTAATGCCTCCTTTTTGTAATAAAGGGTAGCCCGTATTTTAGGCCACCCTTTAAAAGACGGAAGGATATCCGTCAGAGCTTAATTACTCTACTGTAACTTCAACAACATCTTCGGACTTAGTTTCGTTAGCCTTATTTTCTTCTTCTGCAGTTTTTTCTTTCTTTGCAGACTTTGGAACAGGCTTCGAAATAAGTCCTCGCTTAATCTTAATATACTTATCAGCCTGCGGAAAAGTCATTCCTGCTAGTTCGGCATACTTGTATATTACATCCATCAAAGATACATTCTCGATAATGGTTTCATTTGTAAGCTTATCAGTAAGCTTCGAGGTTCTATTCTTTTTAGAATAAACATCGATATGAAGATGATACCTGTCGTCCAAATCAATATCTTCAGTTTTTTCTGGAACTTGTCCAGGTAATATTGTTTTAACCTGTACAGTTTTTTCAACCTCTTTACCGCCAATAGTAAACGTCATTTTTACAGGAGCTGGCTTTGGAGCCTTTTCTTTCTTCACTTTTGGAGCCTTTTCTTTCTTCACTTTTGGAGCCTTTGTACTCCTAGATTTCTTAGTTTCCGGCTTCATTGTTACAGGAACTGAACTAGTATCTACACTTGTAAGATCGCACGTACTTGTAATAGCCTCAATAGCCCCTTCAATAGTACCGCCATATTCCCCTACTAAAAAATCAGCGGCCCTCTCAACACTTATAAATGGAAACTCTAAACCTCCGTCGTTAATTATAATCCTAGCTAGTTGGTTGTTCTCAACTATGGCTTCTGCCGTAAGATCTCTACCCTGATACGTTAATTTTGGCATTTTATTACCCCTTTCATTTTTTTTAAGTTGTTTTTTTATATTATACAAGATTTCGTTACGAAACTATAGCGAGTTAAGAATTATTTTTGCTTTTATACAGAAAACTCTGTATCTTGGCAATAATCCACTCTTCAACATCCGGAAATAACGACTGAAGGCTTTCATACATTTCATTAGGCATAAGATCCTTGACTCGATTAACTGCTCTATTAAGAGCCTCAATAGCCTCCTCTTTTGTTAGTTTTCCATCCTCGCTAGCGGCTTTAATGTCCATAGTATACGTTTGATGTACTTCTTCAATAGCTGTAAGTATTAATGATTCAGCATCATTAATTACCCTTCTCGCTATTTTTTCAGCCTGTTCGTCCTCCATTGCTTCAATATTATTTTTAATTCGAGTTGTTAACAGTTTTACGTAATAAACTGCTAATGTGCCTAAGGCTGATAACAAAGCTAGAAGAACTGGTGCAAATATAGCTAATACTTGCTCATACGTCATGTGTGAACTACCCCTTTCTTTTTTACATTTTATTTTTTACGTGCATATATACAAAGACTAAAGTTGAAATCCAAAGCGATACTTGATACAATTTAAAAAAAAATAAAACTAGCCGAAACTAGCTTATCACTATCAACTAATAATTACGTATTACTTGCTCAAATCTAAATTTTTTCCAAATATTTAGATGTCTTTATTATTAATGCTCTTAACCATTCAAAATTAACTTCTTTTTTCTCGAATACTCCCTTCCAGTATTCTGGAGTATTTATTATAACATCGTTTATGCCAGGAACTTTTTTTTCAGAAAGTATTTTTAATGCATTTTCAAGTTCAACATCCTTAGGATACAAAACCCCATAAAAATCGCATATTACTTTTGCAGTGGCCTTAGCAATTGCCAACCGTTTATTTGAATCCTTTAGTATAGCTTCGTCTAATTTATGATCGTGAAAACCATTTTCAATTAAGAAAACATGTTTTACGCCGCCGGCTTGTGAGGCATTAATGACACCCAAATAATCTTGGCCTGGATATTTTTCGCTTTCCCACGTTTTAGCTCCTCTATTTTGAGTTCCCATTGCTTCAGCAATAGCCTTACTAAACTTTTCGGCTAACGATTTATCTGATGGAATTTTAACTGAATAGAAGACCTCTACACCTCTTGCTGAATTATTAATCGACCATCCAGTTGCATTACTATGTTCACTAATAAACATATCCGCTCCCCATTTAGCGGCCATTTTCCCTCTTTCCCGTACTCCGACTGTCATATCTTTATCTCTCGATAATTTTACTTCAAATGCTCCAGTTGAAAGTAATTCATCTCTAAGTTTTAAACACACGTCCAACATGCCGTCAGCCTCGACATATCCTGTCGGACCTCTATTACTCCGGTCTTCGCCTCCATGTCCTGGATCTAAAAATACTTTAATCTTTTTCATTGGCCTTCTCTCCTTTTTCATTTAATATTTCCGTCTTCTTTCGTTTTACTGCAATCAGAAGCCATTCTAAATCAGTATGCCCTGCACTAATCAAGTTCTCAATACACGACTGTGCTTCTCTTAAAAACATTACTGAATACGCTACATTAGAAAGCAAAACTGCTATTGATCCTACAGGAGCTACTCTAACGGATAATCCACAAAGTATCATTACTACTAAAAGATCAATTATTTTCTTTTTTGTTCCGGCCCAGAACCTTTCGGACCTTATTGTTCCAGCCTTTATAGCCTTAAAAAAACCTCCATGTGGCTTCTGCAAGGCGTAATACTTTGTAACAACATCCAGTATCAATGCTCCACATAAACCTATTGCGGCTGGGACATATGAATTATCTGGAAATAATACGTAATTAATTATACTTAGCAAAGCCACGTAAGCTGGTTTTACTTTCTGTAATGCTTCCCAAAAATAATTTCCGGACTCGACAAACAAACGATAAAGTTCTTCTCTCAAACGAAACACCTTCCTTTTAAACCACAAATACGATCAACTCCTTTTACAATGTATAAACTGCAATTACCAACATAAAACAATATATCTACAATATGAAATTTTCACGCTTCCAAACCCTAGGAAGTTTTCCTCTTGCCTTAAATACATCTTTTCCATGTATCCCTGGAATCCATTGTCTGGCACTTGTAACAATATTTGCAGTTCCTATTAACGATTCGTCTCTTTCAATAACTCTTATTATAGCCTCAGCGGATAGTTGCTTGACAAAGTTGCCCATTATTATAAAAGATTCGGAATCAATTTCAGTAATATCAAATCTTCTAAATAAAGCTTCTGTAATTAACTCTGCAGATCCACTCTGTCTAATTAATGCACTGGATAAAATATTTTTAATAGAAAGTATATCTATTAACGATTCTAAATCTTTCTTTTTCAAAATATTTGCAAACGAATCTAAATCTTTCTTTTTCAAAATATTTACAAGCGATTCTAAATCTTTCTTTTTCGAAATATTTGCAAACGAATCTAAATCTTTCTTTTTCAAAATATTTACAAGCGATTCTAAATCTTTCTTTTTCGAAATATTTACAAGCGATTCTAAATCTTTCTTTTTCGAAATATTTGCAAACGAATCTAAATCTTTCTTTTTCAAAATATTTACAAGCGATTCTAAATCTTTCTTTTTCGAAATATTTACAAGCGATTC